CGTTGGACGAGCCTATCCAGCAGGAAATCAATCAGGGCGGGGCGGTTTTTGAGTTGCCGCTGGCGGAATACACCGTAGGGGCAACGCAGATTACCAATCTTAAAAACGTTGCAATTCAACTGGTAATGGCATCCCCGGTATCGATGGAGATGGGGGAGTACAGCGGCACTGGGACCGCTTCGCGAACAATCGAATTGGGATATAAGCCAACTTTGGTGCGGATTTTTACGGTGGGAGAGCCACCAATAGCAGCAGTATCTACGCTGGGTGAAACACAAATATATTCGGCGATTGCGACGCAAGCGGGGGCAAGCAAGGGATTGAGCCTTACCGATACGGGATTTAAGGTGCTGCAAAGCGGCAGCAGTACACCGGATGGAAAAAGGAATATGCTCAATCAAAGCGGAAAGAGATATATTTACTTAACCATTAGACAGGGGGGGGTAACGGATAGCCCTATCATCCCTGAGCGCCCGACAGAAGAATTTGCGGAGCTAAAAAATATTTCTCTCGGAGCAAAGGTAAAAATCCCTGAGCTTGCGGGGTTTGAGGAAAATCCTTTTGTGGTAGTTGCCAAAAACCATCCAACGCACGCAGCCAATACGGTGTGCCTGATGATGAGCAAACCCTACAAAACGGGCACATTTTATAACGCCGGAGGCAGGATCCCCTATTACGAGATAAGCGAGCTAAAAGCAGACGCAGAGGCTCTTTACAGCAAAATGCCGCAGGGGGTAAAAAGCCGGATTGTAAAAATAAAAACCAAAACCCAACTTATGAGTAATGCAAGCGACATCGAAGGATATGTATTGCCTCCTACCGCAAGCGAAATAAAAGGGGGCGATGCATCCGGCTTTGTAGCAGAAGAGTTGAAAGTAAACAAACAATTTGCGTACTTCCAGAATCAGATGGAGCGCAGCGGGGAAGAGTTTTGGACGGTGAGCGTGCCGGATTCCGATTCCTCCTATGGTGTGTTGGAAATCTCGGCAAACAGAAGCTTGCAAATCAAAGATTGTACCAAAACATCCGGCTATCGCTATTACTTTGTAATCAACGACAATGTGATGTACAGCACAAAACTAAATACAGACGGAAGCTATACTTTACAAGTTTAAAACAGAGAGGATGAGGCAAAATGAGCGACATCCAATTACAGATAAGCGGCAAACAGATTGATACCATCCCCATCATCAACCTGCTGCGGCAGGGGGAAAGCAACGCGGATACCATCCTGATGCAGCTGCCGCCCAAATACGGCGACATCGCCCTTGATGGGCTTACCTACATCATGTACGGCGACAGCAAGAGCGGCACCAGGGCAAGCCAAACGTTGGAAAAAGAGATAAACGGTGAGGGCGTGCTCTTGCGCTGGAAGATTTCCGATGATTTTACGGCGGTGGCTGGGGAATTAAAGCTGACGCTAAAAGGCTTTTTGCCGGACGGTGACCCCATCATCAAGTGGGTGGGCGGCACAATCAATGTGTACTGCGATCCAGCCGGCGGGCTTTATCCGCCGCCGGTGAGCGAGATTGAGCAGGCATTAAAAGAGATGTATGCGGTGCTGGGGCAGGCTCAAAATGTGGCTACTTATCCACCGATTATCGGGGATAACGGCAACTGGGAAATTTATGACAAGGCAACTGGGTGGTATATAGATAGCGGCAAACCATCCAGAGGCGAGCAAGGTCCGCAGGGAAACCCGGGTCCGCAAGGGATACAGGGCGAGCAGGGAGCAACAGGTCCGGCAGGACCGAGAGGTGAGCAAGGCGAACAGGGACCACAGGGAGAGCAGGGATTGCCGGGCAAGGATGGAGCGCAAGGACCGCAGGGGGCACAGGGCGAAACCGGCCCGATGGGACCACCTGGACCGGAAGGAAAACAGGGACCGCAGGGTGTACCCGGACCGAGAGGAGAACAGGGAATACCTGGACCGAAAGGTGACCCCGGAGAGCCAGGACAAAAAGGAGAACCCGGCAAAGATGGTTTAGGGCTACCTGCTCCAACCGCACAGGACGCCGGAAAAGTGCCGATGGTGGATGCTGCTGGTACAGGGTATGAGCTGGGGGAAGTGAACAGCGGCGGCAGTGTAGATGCCTACACCAAAACCGAGAGTGATAAGCGATATATGCCTTTGGCAGCGGGGATTAAGCCAACTGCGAGCGGAGAGCTTATAACCCTTACTGATAGTGCCGATTTTGCATTGCAGGGGCTTAAAATCTATGGCAAAAGCACGCAGGATGGTGTGCCAACACCAGAAAACCCCATCCCGATTGTGAGTGTGGGAGAGGATGGGAGCGTTACCCTCACAATCAGCGATACAGCAGAGCAAAAGCAGATGTTTCCCATCCCCACGTCAAGTGGGTTGCCCGGAATCCCTGTAAAAAGCGGTGGAAACTACACCGACAGCACTGGGCAACAATGGATTTGCGACAGCATTGAAAGAAATGCTGATGGCGGATAGGAGGTTGTGAAAAGATGTAAAAAGTTTAAATTAAAACCCGAGGATAAAATCAGTTCAACACACTTATATAACACAGTTACATTTGACGCTGGATATTGGCCATTTCGAGTTAGCAAATGGATTGGTCAGATTAGAAAGTCTTCTATGGCGTTATCGAATTTGTTTTTGTGTAATCAAAGTACTTGGGGTTCAAAAAGTGAAGCTGCTTATACTGTTGAAACTACTATGGATTTTAATTTATCGTTTACAAGACTAGGAGTAAATCAAGACACTCCTGTTGCAGAAACAATAAACAAATTAAAAGAATGGATTTCCAATAATGACTTATATTTTATTGCTCAACTCGTTACTCCAGCCACAACCCCTATCACCGACCCTGAACTAATTGTAAAGCTCAATGCTCTGCACACCTATTACGGCATTACAAACCTGTTCTGTACCGACAATGCGGGGCAACGGATACAGTATCTGGCAGATACCAAGCTGTATATTGACAACAAACTACAATCTCTAGTGGCACAGTACCACGCAAATCAGGCGGCTATGCTATCTCTGATGCCGCTGGAAACACAGGCAACCATGATAGGAAACGATACCGATAACATTTTATCTCAGGAGGGAATCTAATGAATAATGCTGTGATTGTAAAATTGATGACTAACCTTATCAATAAAAAGTTTTATGCCACCAAAGAGGATGCCATCGAGAAACTGGATGTGTACTTTGCTATGAGCCGCATCGACGAAACCCAGTACGCAGAGCTTGTGATGCTGGCAGAGGAAAAATATGCGGAGGTGATTTAACGCATGACGGATAAAGAGTTAGACGAGCTGACGACAGAGCTACAACAATTTTTAGCAAGCCAAAAGGGGACAAGCACCCACAGGGAGCACAGTCACAAAGGGCTATTTTCCCGGCTGATTGTGCTGCTTTGCATTGCCTTGGCGATTGGTTACACAGCTATCTGCCTGATGATGCAATGGCGCACAGGAGTACAGCCAGAGCCACAGCTTACAGTGGTGTTTTTTGGATTTATCACGGCAGAGTTGTGGTCGCTGAGTAAAATTAAGCGCAATAAGGATTGTGAGAAAAAGTGAGAATTGATAAGCGGACAACCCCGAACCACAGCAGCCGAGGACAGCACAAACCGCTGTTTATCTGCTGGCATATCGCTGATGGTACATACAACGGCACTATCAGTTGGGAAACCAATCCTACCAGCAAAGTTTCCAGCCACTTTGTTTTAGGCAAAAACGGCGAGGTAGCACAAATGGTAGAGCTTGACAGAGCAGCGTGGACACAAGGGGATATTAAAAAGCCATCCTTGCCATACGCAAAGCAGCACCCAGAACTTAATCCAAACCTCTATTGCGTTAGCATTGAGTGTGAGGGCTTTTGGAAGGACACCAAGGGCAAGCTCACCGATAAAGCATTGGATTCTGCGGTAGAGCTTACTAAACACATTGTCGCAGAGGTTAAGCGGATTTACGGCGTAACAATCCCAATCGACAGAGAGCATATCATCGGGCATTATCAGATTAACTCTGTTACCCGCTCGCATTGCCCAGGAGAGCTGTTTCCATTTGATGAACTGATTGCAAGAGCAAGAGGGGAGCAACCACCTATAGACAAGCTCCCAGGGCATCCGCTCCCATATACTGTACAGGTAGGAGCTTTTGTAAGTGCCCAAAACGCGCGAGATTTGGCGGATAAGCTCAAGGCACGCGGCTATTATGTACGGGCGTGCAACGGAAATCCAATCAAGGTGTGCGTGGGAAGATTTGGCACACAGGCAGAGGCGCAGCGGACGGCAGAGGATTTAAAAGGCAAGGGATTTGCCGGATTTGTAGTGATGTTATAGTATAGTCGTTTTTTGCTTAGAAAAACGAATTGGGCAGAGAAATTGATACAGATACTTGTTTTAGGGGGAATTTTTGTGAATGTTGATATTACGCAGATTGTAGTGGCAGTGATTGGTTTGCTGGGCATCATCCTCACAAGTGTGGTGGTGCCGCTCATCAAAAGCAAGCTCACCAACAGCCAGTGGGAAACCATCCTCAATTATGCCTTGGCGGGAGTACAGGCGGCAGAAATCATTTTTAATGCGCAGGGACAGGGTGAAGCAAAGCTGCGTTGGGTGAGCGAGTACATCACGAATCAGTGCGCGGCGCACGGCATTAAAATTGATATGGATACTGTGCGGGTTGCCATCGAAAACGCATGGAAGGCGCTGGGACTGGACAAAAAGGAGGAAGCGGTATGAAATTAGGCGAAAAAACCAAAATCACCATCGTAAATGTAGGCGGTAACGCACTGGCGAAAGAGGTCGTGCAGGTTTTGCGAGAAAGCGGCTACAAAAACGTTACCCTGCTGCCGATGCAGGGCGAGTATGCCGGCTGGTATGGGCTGGCAACCACCGAGCCGGAGTATACCATCATCCTCAAAGAGGGCAACGCCTGCAAGGTGCAGCCGTGCAGAGTACAGGGCTACACCGGCAAGCGGTTGGGGGATTTTGTAGCGCGCGATTTGGCAGAGAGCCAGCGGGCGAAAGCGCACCATCGCCACCAGCTCAAAATGCTGGGATTGGACCCGCAGCTGCTGGGCACCTACACTATCCCGTGGGACGAAGTGCGATATGACGAAACCGCCTGGTACTGGCTGGATAAGTCCCCGCTGCTGTGGGCAGAACTGCCGAATGAGCAGGGCGTTGCGCGGGCAGTGTGCAGGGCAATCAGCGGATATATTGACAGCAAATACCAGTAAGGGAGGGCATGCGTATGCCGGATCCAGTAAGCGATACCTTGTGCCGGGAGCGGCAGAGGGTGCAGGACGAGCGCTTTAAACGTGATTTGGAGCGGATTGAAGATTTAGAGCAGGTGTGCGACAAGCTCAACCGCCTGAGCATTGAGATGAGCGAGCTGGTCAAAAAGCACGATGAGCAACTCGCCACGCAGGCGCAGAGGCTGGAGAGCATCGAGCAAAAGCCGCTGCGCTGGTGGGAGAAGTTCACCGGCGCCATCATTGCCGCACTGGGCAGTGCTGTCGGCGGCGGGATGCTGGCGCTGTTGATTCAAAATATTGTGCAAGGACAATGAAACCCTCCTCGGAAGTATCCGGGGAGGGAGATTTTTGCTTATTGAGCAGACAAACTATTGGGGGCAAAGGAAGTGTTTTGCTTTGGAATTTTGAAAAACAAGGTCAAAACAAGGTCAAAGTGAAAAATCACAAAAAGAAAACCCTCAACAAACCGTATAAACAAGCCGTTTGTTGAAGGTTACTCTTTGGCTGGGCTGGCGGGATTCGGA